CACTCCGTAAGCGGTATCCGGCACCGGCCAGAACCACAGTTGTCCGTTGGGCACGTCCGGTTCGTAGTAGAGATCTGTGGGTATGCTGCTCTGGATGCCTTTTACCCGCTGTCCTGCCCACCAGGCGTTATCGCGGATGTTGAGTGGAATATCGACCTGAGGGGTGCTATTGGTCAGAATCAAATTGGCCGAGCGGAGCCCCACCGGCCTCGAGTTGACCGCAAAGTCCGGAGATACCAGATTCGGCCCGATCAGGTGCGGCTGATGGCCGGGTGTGAGCGTCCACTGGGTAAACGTCGTTGTCCAGCTATAGCAGCCTCTGGCGGCCCAGTAGTCCACCTGTTGATTGAGGTAGATCAGTCCGTCCATCAGTTCGTTCTGCGAGTTCTTGGCCTGTGGACGCAAGAGGACTCTGGCCTCACGGAAAGCGATGTACAGAACGTCCTGGACCGGCTTACACGCGAAGCCGGACAGGTTGCCGCCGAAGGCGCTCTGGTCCCAGAGAATCTTGTCGAAGAGGCTGGGTCCTGTGGTTGTTCCCATATGCTCAATACCAGTAGGAACCGTCGAAGGTCAGGCGGAGCGAACCATTCTGACTCAGAGTGTGCGCTAACGGAATGTTGCCCCCTCCGCCGATCGTGACGGTGCCGGCGTCGGTTTTCATGATCGAGATATCCCTGCCCGTCCAGGTGGGATTGATCGTCGTTACCGTAGTCGTTCCCGTGACTTCAAAATGCGTATTCGGTACAGTTAACCCGGCAGCGGAAGCAAAGACCGGAATCACGTCATCGACCCCTGAATTGTCTCTGATGATGGCGGTAGTCAACCCCGCGGTAGGCAAAACCAGTGCCGCGTTGGTATTGCCCTTCAGCACATTCCCCGTGATGACCAGGTGCGTATCGGCCGAACCGCTAATGCCTATGAGCTGGGTCGCGGCCCCCCAGCTTGGATCATTGCCGATCATGTTGTCGCTGATCATGATGCTGTCACCCCCGGCGTCGAGGGCAACCCCGGAACCGGGTGCGCTGGCTCCGTTGTTATAGATCGTGCAGCCGATGATCTTGATGCTGCTGGCGCCCGCACCCGTGATGGTCACACCGTTGTTGCCGTTACCTGAGATCTGGCACTCCACAAACGCTACGTCGTAAACCTGTCCGCCGCTGCTCGCAATCACCTGTACGCCGATCCCGGTGGCATTCATCCAACACTCACTAAAGCGCCAGCGGGTAATGCTTCCGCCCCCGGTGCTGTTCAGGCATACGGCCGCGGAACCGTTGTTATGGTCGAAATAACATCCCACGAAGTCCTGAGACGCGGCTACGTTTCCGCTGGGAGGAACGCACAGCAGACCATAAAGAGCGCCCATAAACGAGCAATTGACATACAGGATTTGCCCGCTGGCGGTGGTATAGAGACAGTCGCCCGTGCTCGCGCCGGTGACGCAGTTGACGTTGTCGAAGACCAGGACGTTGCCGCCCCCGTCGCACTGCAAGCCGATGTTGTTGAAGTTGACTACGTCGATATCGCGGTAGCTGGTGTAGGTGTTGCTGGTCGACCAGATGCCGTAGTTGAAGCCGATGATGAACAGGCGGGCGAAGTAGCAGCGGATGCCGCCATTGTTGATGATGGCCCATCCGGTGGTGCTTCCCCCCGGCCCGAAGATCGCCAGATCGCGAATGCCGCATCCCTGCTGGTTGGTCATGCGGATGCAGTCCGTATTGGCGGATTGCTGGGCTATGGCAGAGGAACCCTGACAACCCGAACCCTGAAGCGTGACCGTCGTGTTGATGGTGACCGGAGCATAGATGCTCTGGTTGCCTGGCGGAATGTAGATCGTGGCACTGGTGGCCGCGGTATTCTTGACATACTGTATGGCTTCCTGAATGCCGGCGGTGGCGCTCTGGATGGTCCATGCTCCGGTATGCGCGTTCGCGCAAGTGAAGATCACGGTTCCGCTGGCCGCACCGGAGACCGCCGTTCCGCCGGTAATCAGAACCGATTCCGCCGCTCCCGTTCCCCCCGAAATGTACAGATAGTGATTGGCATCGTTTCCATTGACGCCTTTCGGGACCGGGGAAAGCGTGATGGAATTGCTGCCGGCAATCAGGGATCCGCCCGGTTGCTGCGGAGTAAAGAGGTAATCGCTCGAGAAGATGAACGGCGACTTCCCCAGATTCTGCATGTTGGGGCCGAGTGCCGCTTCGATGGCCTTGACTTCGATTGAGAGTGCGTTGTGGTGCCATGCATCGATAAACATCGAGACCGCCATGCCGGCGGAATGAGTAGCCGCTTGCGTGCCATCGAATCCGCGGCCTAATGCGTTGACGATGAGCGCAGGATTCGGGCCGGATACCACGCTGTCGATCGCCAGAATCTCCTTTTCGATCGAGACCAGGCAATTGGCCGTAAATCCTGCCGTGGATGCCACAAAGAGAATGGTGTTGGTCGCACTGATGCCCACCGAAAGCGTGGTCTGGACGAGATTGCTCGCCACTTTCAACTGGGCATCGGTCGCAACTGCGGACGGGAAAACAGCGGTGGGTGTGCTCATAGGCTAGGTGGCTCGCAATGCCGGCGGAGAAGCTGGGTTGGGTCCTGCGGGAGGAGGTGCCGGCGCGTTATAGATCTCGGCATTCAACTGCACGATGGCATTCTTGGCCTGCTCCGCGGCCGCCATCAGTTCCTGCGTCACCGGCCTCTGGAAGGCTATGCACAATTCCACCGCTGCGATATTCAGGATGGCCTCTTCATAGCCGGGAGCTAACGCGATGGTGCCGGTCTGAGCAGGCAGTTGGGGAATGGCTTCGAAGGTCCAGAGGGACATGCTTCCCTGCGATGGTTTCGGAGTCACCCAGATGTTGCCGGTGGGGAATCCCTGATCGTAGAAAATCGCTTCCGCATAGACTCCGGTGCGCGACTTGTCATCGATGGCCGCCCACTCGTCCGCAGTGCAGATCTTCGCCGGATGCTCCGTACCCAATAGCGAAATCGTGGAGGCCGATTTGATCTTGATTGGTCGAGTGGCGGCATTCCAGAGAAGGCCCGGGCCGAAGGTGTAGTTGTTGGATCCGTTCAACGGGTAGTAGGTGCCCTTCATGCCCACCATGGACAACTTCTCCGCGGACAGGCTGTCGATCTTCCGGTTGATGACGCGGAAGGCCAGAGCCATATCATCGGTATTGGGAGTTTGCCCCTGGGCGTAGCTGCCAACGAGAATCAGGGAATCGACCAGCAGATCGTTTATCTGGGTCATTAAAACGGTACCCCCATTACCGTTAAATTCAGTAGTTTCTTCGCATTGCGATAAGTTCCAATGGACCTATGGCTCAGTCCCCGGAAGAGAGGCGAGAGCAGGCGCGTAAAAGATGGCGAGAGTGGTATCACCGCAACAAGGAGCGGGAACGCGAAAAGGCAAACGTAAGAGCGAAAATACGGCGGCGCTGCCCGTCATGCAATTGCAGCAAGAACAATCTCCCGCCTGAAGAGTGGGAACGACGCAGGAAACTCTAGTCACCTGTTGGGGGATATTGCTGCTGCTGGAATTGCTGCTGGTCCCAGGAGGCTTGAGCCTGTTGCTGCTGGTCCCCTGCTCCCAGAATCGCGCTGGCGGCATTCATCTGCTTCTGCTGCTGCTGGGCGATTTCGAGGAGTTTCTGCAAGGCAACACCGGCCTTGGACCAGATATCCTGAAGAGCTTTCAGAGCCTCGAGAGTGAGAGCATTGGGGTCATCCGGAGGGAATGGGTCCTTCGAAAATCCCTGTCCGGTGAGTTTCTGCTCTTCGTCCTTGTCCTTCGCCTGTTTGGTGGTCCGATCCTTGGCGTTGTACATCACCAGGGGATAGTCCGCGGGATCTGCCGGCGCTTTCACGCCGAACTCCGAAAGTGGCCTGAGGGCTGCAATGTTCGTCAGTTGCTGGCTCTGTATCTGCGCTGGCTCCATGTTCGCGAGATCTACCGGCGTGTAGGTCGGCTGGTCCGGTGGCTGCGGCTGCGGCGCCGATATGCCTCCTCCGGGCTGGCCGCCACCAGGCTGAAACTGCGGCGGGAACTGCTGCCCGGGATATTGCGGATATTGGTACGACATTTACTTGCTCCTTTTGCGTTGCGATTTTTCGGTTTCGGTTTCGGCCGGTTCGGTGGTCACATTTACGCCCACCTGTGCCTCGAGTTCCGCGATCCTGGCCCTCATAGCCGCCATGTGTTCAGCCGATTGTTCGGCCTCCAACTGCTCTCTGGGCATCTTCAACTGCCGGTCGAGTTCTTCCGCCTGCATCCGTTCGCTTACCGTGAGTTCTACCGCCGGCGTCTCTATGGCGATCGGGTTCTCGCTCCATCCTTCCGCCAGCATCTTTTGCCGTTGCTCGTGGTTGTGCGCCGCTTTGGCCTGTTTGGACTGGTGGTGGTAGAGGATGAAGGGATACTCCCGGTACACGTAGGGGGGAACCGGAGGCTTGTTGAGATCGAACTCTTTTAAGGCACTGCCTTCCTTCTGGTCGAGAGCATCCAGCATACGCCTCATCCGGATGCGCTCTTCATAAGTCAATTCCGTGGTGTTGGGTGACATGGATGCTCCATAGACCGCCGCTGTGGCCTCGCGTTGTTGCTGCTCCGTCAGATTCGAGGAGCGTGCGGGAAGTTCGTTGATCATTCCAAAAATCCGGGGGAGACCGTACCGCAATCTCCCCCGGTGTTCAGTTGAGGAATCAGAAAGCTCCACCGGCTTCCGCATATGCGGTGTAGGCTTCCTGCCCCAAGGTCACGTTGGTGAAATTGATCAGGAAGTTTTTGATATTGGCCGTGGCCACCGTCGCGGTTCCGGAGACCGTTCCTCCGGTTCCGGCCACCACCGTGGCAGTGCCGGCGCCAATACTTTTGACGATGACTTCGAAAGAGGTCCCTACCATCACTCCCTGGATGTTGTTGCAGAGGTCCGCGGCGGATGGGAGAGTGATGTTGCCGGCTGCACCGTTGTAGATGATCATGCCCTGCAATAGCTGAGGGCTGGTGAGAGTGGCCGCCGCAGTGAGCGTGACCGGAAGGATCATCGGCATCACCACCGACTGGAGGCGTGGATCCTGCAAACCAAAGTGGCTTAATAGTCTCGGCATGTTTCCTCCTTACGCTCCCAGGACGCAGACGGCGCCGTTCTGCTGGTATAAGTTTCCGAAGCCAATCAGACTGTCGTAGCGATTGACCTGCATACTCCTGACGGGATCCCACGCGATCACTTTGCGGATGGCGATCCCGCTATCGGGGTCCTGTTGCTGGGCCGCGGATTCCACCGCTTTCGGCAAATACAGCTTGCCTCCAACCAACGCAAAGGCTTCGCGGGAGAGAGCCAGTCCCACCGTGCCGCTCTTGCCGTTGGGGGTCGTCGTCGCCGGCCATAACGTCAATGCTGCGTTGGCACCGGGCAGTGCGTCCACATTCTGATACTGGGAACCGGGGCCATAAATCGGCGGCAAAATGTTGATGGTGTCGTTGCCGCCGGTCAATGTGGCTCCCGCGGGACAGGTGAACGTGCGGACGGTCAATGGTCCCGCCGAACGCCTGGTCATCGGGTTCACCATGTTGACGCTGATGATCGAGAACTTGTCTCCGGGGTTGATGGTGTCTCCCGCAGTTCCCTTGATGATCAGAGAGCCGCCGCTCTGTCCCGATCCTTGCACGGTGACTGCGCCGGCCCAGGTCCCTGCGGTATGAGTCCAGAGAGAATTGCTCTCGTAGAACTCGAATGCCGCCAGTGTGCCGATCGTGCCCATCTTCCACATCCGGCTGATTTCCGAAGGTGGATTGAACACGTTGGTGATGTTGCTTCCGAGCGAGACCATCATGTTGGTCGAGATCAACATGCATCGTCTTCCGGGAGTGCAAGCTTCCTTTTCCAGAATGGCTCTGGCCTGGTAATAGGTCTGGACGCTAGTGGGATCCGTGCCCAGAACCCCCACCAGATTGCTCGCGTTCAGTCGGGCGAAGTTGGCGGCGCGGGAGTCCACTTCCTGTGCGATGGCCGCGGCGGCCGGCGCCCAGTAGTTCTCCCGGAGCTCCTCTTCCGATCGCTCCAGTCGGATTGCTCTCTCGTAATCGTCCCATTCAAACGGGACTTGGAGCCAGTTGTCCAGAGCCACCGTGGTGGTGATCCGGTTCAGTCCCTGCGGTGCATATCCCATTCCATCGACCACCCCGAAACGCTGCGGGAATTTGATCTGAATGGTGGATCCGGGAGCAAACTCCTTGTTAAAATCTTTCTCCCAGTTTCGGTTGAAGTATTCGCTCACCACCAGCTTATTGACGAGTAATCGCAGG